TAAATTGGAACGGTTCCATCGCGAACTTCCGCCTCTACTCCAAGGCCCTCAATGCTGGGCAGGTCCAGGAACTCTACGATTACCAAAAAGACTATTTCTCGGGGTCCCGGTCCTCCGTGACCCTGTACAAGGGCCACTTGGGCGTGGGGGTCGCCGAACCCTCGGGCCAATTGGAACTCGCGGGAGATGCGCGGATTCAAGAGTATCCTCCTAGGGGGATGACCAACTTTGACACCTATATCGAAGGACATGGGGTGTTTTGTGCGAGTGTGAGTAGTTACTATACCCCCGGAGGTAGTTCCTTCACCCCATTCTCAGCGTTCGACCATAATAGTGTTTCCCGATGGGCGACACTTGACACGAGTGGATATACAAGTGGTGCATATACCGGAAGTGACAATTTTACAACAAATGGTGGGTACGTTGGTGAATGGATTCAATTGGAAGTACCATATCCCATCAAACTTCGTCATGTAAGTATCAACCCGGGAAATTACGCCAGTTCGCGATCAATACGAGCCGGGTATATTTTGGGTTCTACTAATGGTGTCGAATGGAATGTTATCACTAACTTTAGCGGTATAACGTATTCGGATGATACATTTACAACAATAGAAGCACCCGCTACATCAGCGTTTCGTTATTTCAGGATGGTCGTGACAAACGTTCAATCGACTGGGACTATGGTGGATATCACAGAAATCAAATACTTCGGCACCCCCGGTCCCACGATCCTCGACAAGGGTTCGCTGACTTTAGGGAGATCCCTCGATGTTCCCCGCATTTCGCGATACGACGTGGATACGGAAACCCCGAGACCCGAGAAGTTGGTGCTGGATTTCGATACCACCGTCAATTCCTCACCCACAGATATCTCGGGGAAGGGGAATCATGGGACGTTCGTGAACGGTGCCTCCTACTCCCCAGCGGATAAGGCGTTTAGTTTTGATGGGACGAATGGTAATATAACTGCTACCGTTACCGACGCCACTGGAGATTGGGTACATTCAACGAGTTATTGGTTTAAATTAAATACACTTACGAATGGGGATTATTTTCATTTAATCACGGGTGATTCGAGTAATCCATTTGGAACATTGATCTATTTTACCAATAAATTTACTATTACAGCTTATTCTAGTGAAGTATATGCTGATACATCTATCGAAATTGATAGATGGTATCACGTAGTCGTTGTTTATAGGGGTGGTGGATTGAGTGTGACGAATACCGATATATATCTAGATGGTATAAAAGAAACTATCGCCGGAAGCACTGTACACACCCCCGAATTAACTGGTACTTTATATGTTGGTGGTAAGGGTAGTAGTGATGGTTTTGATGGCCAACTCTCAAACTTCAAACTCTACAACGTGGCCCTCGAACCCTCGGAGGTCCAAAAGTTGTACCGGTTGGGCCGAACCGGGCGGTCCATGGTCATCAGCGACACGGCCGTCGGAATCGGGAAAGTCCCTGAAGCTCAGTTGGATGTGAGGGGGAACTTGAATGTTGACGGTGTGATCAAATCAAATAGCCCAGCATTTAGCGCATACGAGTATGATGATTATGCTGTGACTGCAGCAGGGTATATAACGTTAGGAAATACATTTGTTAATCGAGGTGGGTGTTACGATACGTCGACTGGTAAATTCACCGCACCTATAACTGGTACGTATTATTTCAATGCTGGCTGCCCGGTTAGGGCAAGTGGTGGGAGTGGCTTCTCCACTTGGACGTTCCATATAAACGATGTCAATTTTAATCCAACAAGTACTAGTCGTCCTATAGTGTATCAAAGAATTGACACCGGGACAGACCACCAGTCAACATCTGGAAGTTTGATGGTTACATTAAATGCTGGCGATACGTTCAGAGTAAAAGCAGACACCGTTCCATCACCTACAGATCAAAATTGGGGAAATGGATACGGTCGTTTCATGGGATATTTAATCTCATAAATAGATAGATGATCACCGAAACTATCGTACACATGGTGCCCGGTGTTCCATCAGTGAAACATAGAGAAACATGGGAATCTATACGTCTCCCCGAAGGCTACGAAAAACCCCCAAAAGAGGCGTTCGAAGCCAAACTCAAAGAATTGATCGATGCTCAGCCCCTAAAACAACTCCGCGAAGAACGCAACAGGCGCCTCGCCGAGGTGGATTGGATTTTCTCTTCGGATTACCAGATCGAGGATACACTTTATAAAGAATGGCTCGCGTACCGTAAAGCTTTACGTAACCTTCCATCTACAACAGAGGATCCAACTACTCCCGTATGGCCGGAAAAGCCGGAAGTTCCCACGGGCAAGACTGAAGGGATCCAGACCCCTTTGTTCGTGGCCACGTTAATGACTGAAAACACTCAGTTACGGTCAAAAGTAACAGCACTCGAGCGTAAATCGACGAAATTCGAGCTTGATATCATTGGTTTGAAAAGACGTATTCAAAAGGTAGAGACTTAGAGAAATCACACACACTCTTCATAAGTATGGATACTAGTATTGAGTATATAGGTCTTGTGAGTTCCATTTTAATTGCCGTCATGTTCGTACCCCAGATCGTACACGTATACAAAACGAAAGACACGGATGCTCTCAACTATACATTCCTGGGTACGAATATAGTCGCAAGTATACTGGGTCTCGTATACTCCATATACTATACGGTAGTTCCTATGATCGTGGCAAACACGTCGGCCGGTCTTTTTTCTATATCACTCATCACGATGAAACGAGTAAATGGGCTTAAAGAACAGTCACCAGTATAAGATGGGAAGGGGCTTCCCCTGTTCTCTCATAGCTCAGTTGGCAGAGCGCGCGACTGTTAATCGCGAGGTCATCGGTTCGAACCCGGTTGAGAGAGAACAACACCTTTTACGAATGAATCCCATCCGTAAAAGATGTTTACTAAATATAGATGAACCAGCATATCCTAACAGGGCAAGTCGACATTACGAGTAATTTACTCGTCGGGTCGTCACACTTGTTTGTCGATACCACGAATAATCGGGTGGGTCTCGTCACCACCGACCCACATGCAGGGTTACACGTAAACAGTAACGTATATGTCAATACAGATTTACGGGTAGGTTCGCAAATCGAAATAAACGCAACACCCGGACGCATAAAAGCAGCGACGTTCGAAGGAGATGGGTCACTTTTAGTGAACGCCCCCGTCGGATCACTCGCAGTCCACAGCACTGATACGGGTTTACCCGGTACGGAGGCTAGTGTCACGAATGAGGGGACACCCACAGCCGCAGAGTTTAAATTCGTGATTCCACGAGGTGACGTCGGTGCGACGGGAACAGCCGCAACAGTTGCGGTCGATGGAACAACAGTAACCGGAGCAGCCGAAACTGACGCATCCGTTACAAATCTAGGATCTTCATCCGCTGCGAACTTTAGGTTTACGATTCCGAGAGGGGGCCAGGGTATTCAGGGAATTACAGGTACCGCCGCAACAGTCGCGGTCGATGGAACAACAGTAACCGGAGCAGCCGAAACTGGCGCATCCGTTACAAATCTAGGATCTTCATCCGCTGCGAACTTTAGGTTTACTATTCCGAGAGGTGATACAGGTGTTCAGGGTATTCAGGGTCCCGCCGCAACAGTTGCGGTCGATGGAACAACAGTAACCGGAGCAGCCGAAACTGACGCATCCGTTACAAATCTAGGATCTTCATCCGCTGCGAACTTTAGGTTTACGATTCCGAGAGGGGGCCAAGGTGTTCAGGGTATTCAGGGTCCCGCCGCAACAGTTGCGGTCGATGGAACAACAGTAACCGGAGCAGCCGAAACTGACGCATCCGTTACAAATCTAGGATCTTCATCCGCTGCGAACTTTAGGTTTACGATTCCGAGAGGTGATACAGGTGTTCAAGGTGTTCAGGGTATTCAGGGTCCCGCCGCAACAGTTGCGGTCGATGGAACAACAGTAACTGGAGCATCTGGGACGAACGCATCCGTTACGAATCTAGGATCTTCATCCGCTGCGAACTTCAAGTTTACGATTCCGAGAGGTGTTCAAGGTGTTCAAGGTGTTCAAGGTGTTCAGGGTTTTCAGGGGCCCGCCGCAACAGTTGCGGTCGATGGAACAACCGTAACCGGAGCAGCTGAAACTGACGCATCCGTTACAAATCTAGGATCTTCATCCGCTGCGAACTTTAAGTTTACGATTCCGAGGGGTGCTCAAGGTATTCAAGGTGATCCTGGTGATAATGGTGATAATGGTACTAATGGTACTAATGGTACTAATGGTACTAATGGTACTAATGGTACTAATGGTACTAATGGTACTAATGGTCTTAACTCGAGTGGTATTTTGGATATCAAAAAAAATGGAGAAGTCGCTAAGTTTCAACCTGCGACGAGTGGTGAATACACCCTCGTCAATTTCAACTCGAAGGTCAATAGTGGGAGCGATAAGGGTTTCATCTTGGTTCAAGACGAGTCAGCACAATCACCTGGTACGAATGCTGAGGATTTACGCATGACGATAGGCGTTCATAACGATTTCAGGAGTTCAACTGCTCACTCTGACGAGCTTTGGTTTCAGGGTGGTGGTCGTCTCTGTTATAATGTTGGTTCGTGGGACAGCGAACTCAATACCATCATCGGGACACCTGGTGCTGGTACATCACACGGTGGTGTTAAACACGAGTGGCGGATCAATAACAGTGCGAAGATGACGCTGAATAGTTCTGGCGACCTCTCAGTTGGTGGGTCGGTCTCGGCTACGTCTGGGGTTTTCTCTGGAAACCTCACAGCTACCGAAGTGTATTGCCAGAATTGGATTCGCACGAAGGGTAATTCCGGACATTATTGGGAAGGCACCTCAAATGGTAGTGGTTGGCACATTTATCCCATGAATAGATCCGATATGTACATAAGAACTGGTTCAGGTAACGGTGGTCTAGCATTTACTATTGAAAATGATTATGTACGTGGGTTTATTCATTGTACAACGAGTAACGAGATAGGATTTTTAAATACGGGTCGTGCTTGGTCTCTCCGGATGGACAATTCAAACAACTGTCAAGTGTATGGGCGAATGTATGCTTCTGGATCCGTAAATACGACTATGACTGCTAGATATTACAACAGTAGTGGAAATAGTGGAGGCTACAACGGGGTCCGACCCATAAGTGTATACGCAGAACAACACATGAGGTGTTCTGAACTGCAAGTGACAAGTGATCGTCGCATTAAAACAGATATTGTAGATGTCGATGACGGTTCTGCATTAGAATTGCTTCGTAAGATACAACCTAAAACATATGGATACGTGGATACAATGGAAAAGGGAACTAATCGTGTTTATGGATTCATTGCACAGGAAATAAAAGAGCTGATACCAGAAGCTATTGATGTGAGTGAAGGGGACCTACCAAACATATATGGACATGCTACTGTTGATCATGAACAGAATACTATTACATTCAGAGATTTTGACACGAGTAATTTGAATCAAACGGATAGTATCATATACATCGACCAAGATGATAAGAGACAGACTTTGAAGATAAAGTCGGTACTAAATTCTACACAACTTGAAATAGAGGAAGATCTTGAAAAAATCTTAGAAACTTTCAAAACATCTAAATTAGAAGAATATAACTTTACAAGTGAAATATTCATATGGGGACAACACGTTGACGATTTCCACCATCTCCAAAAATCTGCAATCTTCACAGTCGCCACAGCAGCCCTCCAGGAAGTTGATCGACAGCTCCAAGCCGAAAAGGTCAAAACAAAAAACCTCGAAGCGCTCGTTTTGACACTCATCTCACGTGTACAAAAGTTAGAAACGCGATAAATATAAATAATTCGATCAATGTAAAAATCCCCTTATTCTAACGCTTAAAAATAAAAACATAGTATAATATAAATGTCCGGTGGTATCGCCCAACTCGTTGCCGTGGGTGCTCAGGATGCACACATCGTGGGTAACCCCGAAGTATCTTTTTTCAGATCGACGTACAAGCGTCACACAAACTTTGCCCAAACTGTTGAAAAGCAGGTTATCCAGGGTAACCCCTCTACGAATGGTATGTCCACCGTGCGTTTCGAACGCAAGGGTGATATGCTCAGCCACGTGTACATATCCAACCGCGTTCCCGGTAACACACAAACGAAGGCTAACTGGAAAGCACAAATTAAAAAAATCGAGCTATTGATCGGTGGTCAGGTCATTGACACGCAAACATCCGAATTCTCTCAAGATATTGTGCCTGTCATGCTTTCCCAAACATACTCCAAGTCTCTCGCAGCCGCCTCGGCTGACAAGGCTGGGTTCTACCCGCTCCGCTTTTCGTTTTGCGAAAATGCTCAGTCGGCACTCCCGCTCGTGGCGCTCCAGTATCATGATGTCGAGATCAGAATCTCGTGGAATACCGTCGTCGCGGCGAAGGATTATGAAGTGCACGCGCAATTTATCTATCTGGACACGGATGAGCGCACCGCGCTTTCGGCGGCTCCCCAGAACATGTTGATTACCCAAACGCAGCAGTCTATCGCGTCCATGGGTTTGATCCAAGAGCTCAACTATAACCACCCCATCAAGTTCCTCGCGACGTACAAGTCCGGTGGTGTAGGTGTTGCCAGTGGTAATGTAAAGCTTCAAATCAACGGTACGGATGTCGGCGACGCGAAAAAAGCACAGCCTCACTACACATCCGCCTCGCTTTACTACCACACCCCGTTCACTACCATGAACAGTAGCGTCGCGGACCACTTCATGTACCCGTTCTGCCTTGAAACTGCTAAGCTTCAACCCACTGGTACGCTCAACTTCAGTCGCCTCGACTCAGCCCGTCTCGTATCCGATGCCGGGACATTCAACACTGACATGTACGGTGTGAACTACAATATCCTTCGTATCGAAAACGGTATGGCTGGTCTTATGTACTCTAATTAATTCCCTTCTAATAACAAATGTGGGGACTTCTCTTTCTCCTATTTTTCGTTTTTATGATCACCTACGATCCTAAATCCGGAACGCTCAATAAATATATTCCCATCCAGAACGCAGAATGTAAGGATGGCCACTACCAGGAAATCCAATTTGCACAACCAGGGTATCAGTGTCCTACAGATGAAAGATCTAAAATGGGTGCAATCGTATCTACTTAAAAACAATACGTGTATTCTAAACATAATGTTTTCACTCGATCGCGAAACCGTCATTTTGGCCGCTGTGATAGTATGCGCCGCTGCATCTCTTTACATGTATAACGAATTGCGACAGTCAAAAGATGATATTACCAAAATCAAAACGTTCCTAGACCGGGTCCAGGAAGAATCGCAACAAGCGCAAGCCTCTCAGATGGTATATGCCCCAGTACCAGTTGAGTTCGAGGAAGAACCCCAAATGGAACCCGAACCGGAAGTGGTTGCTATCAAACCCAAACCGGTTGAAAAGCGCGCTACTCGAGGTAAAGCCGCTGTGATTAATTCTTCGGAATAAACTTATCAGGAGATTATAGAAGCTAATGAGCAATGAAAAAATATAAAGCTATAGCAATCCCAGTCACTTTCGTAGGTGATACCCCACGGTTTCTTACCGTGAGAGATAAACGTTTTAAAGAATGGATTTTCGTGACCGGGGGGTGCCGGCGACGAGAAATATTTACACCGATACGCACAGCTTTAAGAGAACTTGAAGAAGAAACACGGGGTGTTGTTTCACTAAAAAATGGAGAGTATACAAGTTTCACGTTCAACGTGAAAGAAAGTCCTACAGTCGATCTCGAGTACACAGTATTTATATTTTTTGTAGATTATTCGAGTATTGAACAGCACGAACTTGTAAGAAAATTTAACGATGAAAAATATAAAATGTATACAAAAAAAATACACATGAAACGTACATACGACGAAAATGATTTTATGAGTTTCGATACGTTACCCGAATTTAATTCAAGAAGGCGGTGGGAACGAATTATACACAACGTCGTCGAGAACCCAGAATTTTACGCGTGCATGACTTCTCTTAATAGAAAAACATTTTCTATAAAATAATGAAGTCAAAGAACTATATTCTTCGACAGATAAAGGATATTTTAATTGATCACAAGTCATACGGAGAGGAGAAAGCGGATACCTACATCGAAGGAATAAAGGATAAAACCGTATATGAATTGTTAGTCATGAAAAAGGAATTGTCTACAAGTGAAGAAGAATATCGCGATGTATCGTGTAGAACGTCAATTTGGCATGAAGAAGAGTATTAAAAAAATAACACGACATACAAATAAGTATGTTTAGATCATGGTGTCGAAAACAGGGGTTTTCGAATAGCTCCAATCTATCACATGTGCTCATGGACGGTGGCCGTCTATCTGT